AAAGGCAAGGGCGTCGAAGGGGAGCGCAGCGGCCTCTTCTTCGAAGCTGTCCGCCTCATCGGAGAGGGCCGCCCTCGTTGGTTCGCTCTTGAGAACAGCGCTAATCTCCGAACTCGGGGCGCTGACGCCGTCCTCTCTGCATTGGAAGCTCTCGACTACACCTGCTGGCCGTTCGTGGTCCGTGCTGGGGACATCGGAGCCAATCACGAGCGAGGCCGCTCCTGGCTCATCGGATGCGACCTCGAGCAAGTTGCCGACCCCGATGGCCTCGGACGGGATGCAAGACGGCAAGGGCGGCGGGTCGGGTTCGACATATCCGCTTCGAATGATCCTTTCTACGCCGCGGGCATCGGACATGAAGGCCGGCGGGCATGGGGACACGGGCAGAATGGGGACGGTTCCGCATCAGTTGCGACAGGCGCTCGAAACGCTCCCAACGCCGACCAAGCGGGACAAGCGGATGGATGCTTGGAGCCCAGCGTACGACAGGCGGAAGAGCCCGACAATGGACGCCGTAATGTCTGGGGCGATGATGTCGCTCACGCCGACAGCGAAGGGCAATCTGACGGCGCCATCGATGCTGAAATGGGCTGGGGCCCGGGCATTGGCGGAGATGCTTCAGAGCCATGGGCTGACTGGAACGGCGGCCTTGCCCATCACCTACGGGTGGATGATGGGCTATCCGCCTGGGTGGCTGGCTCGCGCATTGCAGTCGGCGGTCCGCGCGGAACGTCTGCGGCTAGTCTCATCGTCGAAGCGTTCGGTGACTCGGTCGTCCCTCAAATCCCAGAAGCAATAGGCCGCGCAATCCTCCGCACCGAAGCGGCGTTGTCGGCTGTCGGGAGGCTCGCAGCATGACATTCCATTTCCCCAGCCTCTTCCGTCCCAAGCCGTCGCTTGAAGAGTACGCCGCCATGCGTGATCGCGCCCTGGTGGCAGAAACAAAGGCAGTGCTGCTCGAGAACATCGTGGAGCACGCCAACCGCCCGCGCCGTGAAGTCCTCAAGGATGCCGGCCGGTATCGAGAGGAATCCGCGAAGCGCAAAGCTGAACTGATTGCCTACGCGGCCCGCCTCTCCAACCCTGTGAGGGAAGAGGCATGAACCCAACCCGTCCAGTGCTTCGATGGCATGGCGGCAAGTGGCTGCTGGCGCCATGGATCATCGAACACTTCCCGGCCCATCACGTCTATGTGGAACCGTTCGGCGGCGCCGGCAGCGTGCTCATGCGCAAGGAGCGGTCTTACGCGGAAATCTGGAACGACCTAGACCACGACGTGGTCAACCTGTTTCAGGTGCTCCGCTCCGAACACGCTGAAAAGCTTATCACATCGCTGCGTTTAACGCCATTCTCCCGTGAAGAATTTGACCTCGCCTACGTGCCAATTGCTGACCCGATGGAGTGCGCTAGGCGTCTAGTTGTTCGCAGTTTCATGGGCTTTGGATCGAACGGGCACAACCTCAAGGCCAAGACCGGCTTCCGGGCCAATTCGAACCGCTCGGGCACCACCCCGGCCCATGACTGGGTCAACTACCCTGACAGCTTGGCGCTGGTCATCGAACGCTTGCAGGGCGTGACCATCGAGAACCGCGATGCGATGGACGTTTCGCGGCAGCACGATAGCCCCGATACGCTGCATTACATCGACCCGCCTTACGTCCCCAGCACTCGCTCGCTCAAGAACCCCTACGACATCAAATACCGCGGCGGCATGTACGCCCATGAAATGTCGGAAGCGGACCATACGCCGCTTCTGGACGCCATCCGCGGCCTCGCCGGCATGGTGGTGCTCTCGGGCTATCCCGCGCCGCTCTACGACGAAGCGCTGAGCGACTGGCGCCGCATTGAGCGAGAGGCGCTGGCTGACGGCGCCCGCCCTCGCATCGAAGTCCTCTGGATCAACCCGGCATGTGCCGCTCGCCTAGACGCCGAGCGCACTGAGCCGACCTTTTTCGAAGGTGCAGCAGCATGACCTCCTCCCCTAAACACATAGGGAGCGCAGTAGCTGAGGGGACATCAGTCCCGGCTGATTTTGCGCTGCCTTGGAATACGACGCGGACGATGGCGGACCAGTGGGGATTGAGCGCCGCTGAACTGCAGGCTGCTCGGGACGACAAGAAAACCACGGTGCTATATCGGCGGTATGTCGCTCGCGCGGCGCCGGAAAGGTCGGCACCAGATGCCGGCTGACGAGATACGCATCGCTTTGCCTTGGCCACCGAGCACGAACGCGCTGTTCTTCAACGTCCGCGGCAAAGGTCGCGTGGCAACGAAAGAATACACCGCCTGGAAGCGCGAGGCTGGCTGGACGCTGCAAGCGCAGCGGCCGCCGAAATTCCATGGCCCGGTAGAGATCACCATCGAACTGTGCCCGCCGCACAGCCGGCGCTTCGACCTCGACAATCGAAGCAAGAGCACGCTCGACCTTCTCACCGCCCACCAGATCATCCGCGACGATCATGACGGGATCGTCCGCGCTGTCAACATCAAGCGCGTCGATAACGCCGCGCCGTGTGTCGTAACCGTGAGGGCTGTTACATGATCACCGGGCGAAAGAACGCCGCAACCTCCAACTGGACTGACCAGCGCATCGAGGTGCTGGTCAATCTCTGGCAGGCCGGATTGTCCTGCGGCAAGATTGCCAAGGAGCTGGGCGGCGGAGCCACGCGGAACTCCGTCATCGGCAAGATCCACCGTATGGGGCTTGCGGCCCGGGTGACCCTCGACAGGTTCCCGACGCGAGCGCCAGGCAAGCGGGGACCTGACCGCACGGTCCGGATGACGAAGGCCCGCAAGGTGGCTCTCGGCAAGCCTCTGGATCTACCCCCGATCAAGAAGACCAAGCAGAAGCCTCAGGGAGAGGCTTGGGAGCCAGTGCCGGGCATCGAGCCAGTGTCGCTGCTCGACCTTGAGGCAGGCCAGTGCAAGTGGCCTGTAGGCCAAGACAGCACATTCATGTTCTGCGGGGCGCCGGCCACTCACAACCACTACTGCGAGCACCACCATGCGTGGTCGATCGGTGATGGCACTGCCAGCGAGCGAGCTGCGATCAAGGCAGCGAAGCAGGCGACAAGCTTTGAGCGCTTCGTCCAAGACCGCGAGGCGGCATGATGGCCAACGTGGTTATCCCCGCTTTCAACACTACCCACGGGAAATCCTTGCGTGATGCGATTCGTCAGGTGCCACGCGGCAATTTTGTAGGGCCGCAGGGCGGGGAACTAGTACTCTGCCTTAATGGTAAACCAATCCTTACACTTTGGGGTTGACGGTATCCACATGAGCATCCCAGCAGCGGTTCTAGTGCAGATGGCAACACTCGGGCTCGATCGCGAGCAAGCCGAGGCTGTGGCCTCGATGCTTGCAGCAGTGGAAGAAGCTACGCGATCTGAGGGGGACGCCGGAAAAGAAAAGGCTCGGGCTCGCTGGCGCCGTTGGCGTGAAAACCATCCTCGAACAAACGATGAACAACGTTTGCAAACGTTGGCTAACGACAGCCAACGACTCGTGCGGGGGGATGCGCGCGTAGAGGATAAATCTCAAACTACAGAGATAGAACCTCAGTTAGAAAACAAGAAACGCGAGCCTACGCTCGCTCGCTCGGCTGAGTTCGAAGACTGGTACTCGGGCTATCCGCACAAGGTCCAGCGCGGCGCCGCCGAACGCGCCTTCGTCAAAGCCCGCTCCATCGCGAGCCTCGCTGAGCTGAAGGCTGGCGTTCAGCGCTACATCGCAGCCAAGCCAATCGACCGCCATTGGCAGAACCCAGCCACATGGCTGAACGGCAAAGGCTGGCTCGACCAGCCAGGCGTTGTCGTGCCGATGGCCCGCGGCTCGCCGGCAATTCGCCCCGTAGACGACCTGATCAACTCCCTCGTCAGCCAAATGGACGAAGCAGATGCAAACCCCGCAGCGAAAATTGAAGGACATCCAGCGGCTCCTCTCCGGCTTTCCTCCCGTCAATGGTGACCCGGCTCTGGTGCTGCATAACTACCTGATGGCTGTCGAAGACTGGGCTGCAGACTTCGTTGAGGATGGCGTGACGCTGATCCTCAAGGGGAAGCTGCCAGGACACGATGGGCGGTTTGCTCCGACACCCCCGATGGTTGCCACGGCCTGCAGGATGTCGGCAGAGGCATCGGCTCGAGCGCAGTACCTCAATCGCCTCAAGACGCCAGCGCTTCCGGCGCCAGACATCAAGCACACGCCGGAAGAGCGGGCGCGCGCCAAGGCCAAGGTGCAAGCCTTCATCGAAGGCGTAGCGGCCGCAGATCTGCACGTCACCACCGAGGAGCGTAAACGCCAGCAGGAGCGCTGGGAGAAGGTCAACGCGCACTTCGACCCGCCGCAGGACGAAGAGAGCTTGACCGAACGGCTGCATCTGAGGCGCGGCGTTGATTACACGGTCGGCGCTCCCGAGTCAGACGATGCAGCAGCCTAACCCTCCCAATCAAAGCGAGAGAGCATCATGAGCGACAAGGTACCAGCAGATCTGATGGCGACAGCGACGGTCCTCTACGGGCAACTCGGTCGTGGTGCCGTAACGGACGAGAAGGCCATCGCTAAGGCGATCTACACCGAGCGGGTTCGCTGCGCTGAGGTCGCTCGGCGAATGTTGGTATTCGCGGACACCACCAGCGGCGCGGACGAAGCGATCCCCCAGGCCATCATGGACCCAGAACACTGGGTAACTCTGAACCCTGCGCTGATCAAGGAACTCATCACCCCGGAGGCATCATGAGCGACGTGACGATACCAGAGAGCGTGGTGGCAGCGGCGAGCGAAGCAGCCGCATCATATTACGACTCGATCACCCCAACAGCCTCACAGGACATCCGAGCGGGGAACCGAGACAAGGCGCCAGTGGTACAGATCGCCATCAGCGCCATCCTCACAGAACGATGGCGAGCGGCACAGATTGTTGCATTGTACGGCGATCATCCAGACGCTGGCGTAGCTTTCGTCTCAGACGAGATCGCCCAAGCCATCCGGTCTTCCCATGAGTAAGGGGGAGAACATGGTGGAGAGGTGCGGTCTGGCCGCGTGTGTTGCATCGAATTGCGGATACACCGTCGAAGGCAGGCGCGTGCTGTGCGACGACGCAGAAGCGCTGGCGAACCTCCAGGACGGGTACGGCAAGCCGTCCTATCAGCACCGCTGCGACTGCCGCGAGTCCGCCCGAGCTGTCATCGAAGCCCTCATGGATGAAGACTTACAGCGGCTGTTGCTGGACCGGAAGTTTCAGCGACTTGTAGGTGCCCCCGATAGCGCCGGGTGCATGCGCTGGATGGGCTCGATTGATAAGAGGGACGGATACGGCTTCTTCGCCGGCGGGTCCTCGGGATCGCGTGGAGCACACCGCTACGCCTACGAGTTGGCCAACGGGCCTGTGCCGGACGGGCTGGTTGTGGACCACATCTGTCGCAATCGCTGGTGCGTGAACCCCGACCATCTGCGTGCGGTAACCAACAAGGAAAACGTCCTCAGCGGTAGTGGATGGACGGCTGCCAATGCGGCGAAGACGACCTGCCCGAAAGGGCACCCGCTCTCCGACGAAAATCTATACGTCAACCCAAAGGGCGGGCGCATGTGCCGCGCATGCATGCGGGCATCGAACGCAGCATCGAAGGCGCGGAAACGAGCCCTCCGTACCGCCCTATCTCAACCCGAAGGAGAGGGGAAGTGACCCGTGCGCTCGTGCTTGTGAGCTACGTGCTTTTCGCGGTTGGTTTCGCGGCCAGCGTATTCAGCGCCTCGCCGGCTAAGTCTTCCGGCGATGCCGTCGCGACCCTCGTGCTCAGTCTTGGGTGGCCCATGTGGGTCGGCGGGTGGGTGGCAGACAGCATGCGAGAGCAGCCCCTCCTCCTCTCATCCAAAGGGAACAAGGAATGACGGAGACACACTACAAGACTTGGGCTGCACAGAAACATGCTCGCCGCGTGCGCCGCTTCCTTGGCTGGCTACCAATATGCATCGGCGGATCGGTAGTGACCGGCGTTTTCGTCGCTGCCTCGGTGTCGATCCCCCTTGGCATCATCGAGTTCATTCTGTCGATGGCACTCACGTGCGGGATGATCTGGGCCTTTGAGAAGGACAACGATTGATGACGGAGACACCGAAGTGCACGAGCTGGCTGGGACACAGGTTCGAGGGCCGGTACAGCAAAAGCCCCGCGACTGGACACGGCAAGATCAACCTTGGCTGGGCCGACGCCGAAGCAGTGGCGCTGGTGCTCGACGGGTACCGCACCATCACATACGTCTGCGACATATGCGTTCGGTGCGGTCACGTAATAGAGCAGAAACCGCCAGAAAGCGCAACCAAACCAAACACCTAGACTAGCACATCCACCAACCCAGGGGTAAAGATGGGTAAGCGCGGACCACGTAGACAGGAAGGCAAACGAGAGGCCGGGGGTCGGCTATCTCGCAAGCCCATCGAAAAGCAGGCTCGAGACATTGCCAGGGTAGCGGCTGACGAGTGGGAGGCTATGAACACCGCCCTCATGGCCCGCTGGCGTGTCCACCACGTGCCGATGGAGAAGCTGCGGGACCAGATGGCCGGCAGCTACATCGGCCGCCTGTGCCTCACTGGTGAGCTGACGCAGCAGCAATACGACGCAGCGCAGGCCTATCTGGCAGACCGTAGAGATTATCACATGGCGATCGATGCTCCAAAGCAAATGGGCGCCGTGGATCTCAACGCAGTGCATGGGCGCACTCATCATGAGAACGTCGGGCGCTCACAGCAGGCGGTGACGCGGTTCATGGCGGCAGAGGCGGCAATCCAGACCGCTCAGAACATTATCGGGCTGCATGGCAACCTCTACGCTGCCATCTCGCTGTGCGTCGTGGCGGAGGTTGATCTACACCACATGGTTGGTGACGTGAGGCTGGCGCTCAATGCGCTGGCGCGGCACTACGGACTTGGGAACAGGAGGGCGGCGTGAGGCGCATCGCAGGCCGAGATGATAAGTGGATGTGGATCGGCCTGACCGCAATAGTCAATGGGCGGTTCATGGCTGGCCAAATGACCGATGCCGGGTTCATAGTGTCGTTCTGGCTCTTAGACGGGGCCAGTGGATGCATGCGCGCGGTGAATGACAATGTGGCAAACCTCAACCCCGCTTGACATCCTAAGCCAAATCAGGCGACATAGTTTCCAACGTAGGCGCTTCGCGCCGAACCGGCCCCGTGGTTTGACCTCCCGGGGCCTTTTGATTCCGAACTCCGCCTGTGGCCCCGAGGGCGGTACACACGAATGCGTCCCGTACAGACGCATCGGGGCCCAAGTTTCCAACAATGCCCGCCACGCTTCGGCGCACCCGGTGGGCTACTAATCTGGCGGCGACTTCGATAGCTTCGAAGCACAGGCGTTGAAACAATCACGTCCAGTCGGGTAGCGCCCGGCCCGCCAGTCCCTATACCAGAGCAGGCAGAGCGCCTGAACATACAGGTTGGATACAGACCATGAGCAAGTTTCAGCCTGGTCAGTCCGGCAACCCAGCCGGCCGACCGCTCGGCGCGCGCAACAGGCTGTCCGAAGACTTCGTGGAAGCGCTGCGTGCCGACTTCGAAGCGCACGGCAAAGACGCGATCATCAAGACCAGATCCGAGAAGCCCGACCAATACCTGAAGGTCATCGCTTCCCTGCTGCCGCGCGATGTGAACCTCACTGTCAACGAGTTCGAAGGCAAGAGCGACGATGACATTCGACGCGAGCTTCGAGAACTCGCCGGAACCCTTGCAGCCTTCGTCGGTGCTGAAAGCGATACAGACGAGGCTGAAGGAACTCAGGCGCCGCGAACTCACTAACCGGCTGAAGCACTACCGGCCGTACGCCAAGCAGCGAGAATTCCACCTCAACGGCCTGACGCATCGTGAACGCCTCTTCATGGCGGGAAACCAGCTCGGCAAGACGGTGGCAGGCGCTGCTGAAGCGGCAATGCACCTCACCGGGCGCTATCCCGACTGGTGGGAAGGCAAGCGCTTCGACAAGCCGATAGTGATGCTCGCCGGCTCAGAAAGCTACGAGCTGACGCGCGACGGTGTGCAGCGGCTCATGGTGGGGCCGCCGGACCGAGAGGAAGAATGGGGAACGGGGTTCATCCCCGGCGACGCACTACAGGCCCGGACACGTCGCATGGGCGTCAGCAACGCCCTGGACAGCGTGACGGTGCGACATGTGTCGGGCGGGGCATCATCGCTATACCTCAAGGCCTATGAACAGGGCCGCGGCAAGTGGCAGGCAACGACCGTTGACTACGTGTGGTTCGATGAAGAGCCGCCGGAGGACGTGTACTTCGAAGGCATCACGCGAACCAACGCAACGCAAGGCCTGATCGCGGTGACGTTCACACCGCTGATGGGCATGTCCAACGTGGTGGCGCGGTATGTGATGGAAGAGTCGGAAGACCGCATCGTCACCACCATGACGATCGATGACGCCGAGCACTACACGTCAGAGCAGCGCGCCAAGATCATTGCGAGCTACCCAGCGCACGAGCGCGAGGCTCGAACCAAGGGCATTCCGTCGCTTGGATCTGGTTTGATCTTCCCGGTGATCGAGGAAGAGATCATCGTCCAGCCCATCGCCATTCCTGATATCTGGCCCCAGATCAACGGCGTCGACTTCGGTTACGACCATCCCTTCGGCGCCGCCAACCTTGCGTGGGATCGCGACGCAGACATCGTTTACGTGACGAAAGTGTTTCGTAAGCGCGAGTCCACGCCAATCATCCATGCCGCCGGCATCAAGCCGTGGGGCGACTGGATACCGTGCGCATGGCCACACGATGGCTTGCAGCATGACAAGGGATCGGGCGAACAGCTTGCCGCTCAGTATCGCGCTCAGGGGCTCAACATGCTCCCGGAGCGGGCCGAATGGGAAGAGGGCGGCAACGGTGTTGAGGCGGGCATTGCCGAGATGCTGGACCGCATGCTCACCGGCCGCTGGAAAGTGTTCTCGACCTGTACCGAATGGTTGGAAGAGCGCCGACTGTACCACCGCAAGGACGGCAAGATCGTGAAGGAGCGCGACGACGTGATCAGCGCCTCTCGATATGCCCTGATGATGCTGCGCCACGCTGAAGTGGCGCCGAAGCCGTATGCCGTCAAGCGCAATTTGAAGTGGGTTGTTTGATGGCCGAAAAGCTCACCGAGACCCAGCTTGAGGCGATCGTCGCCCAGCAGATCGAACTGGCCAAGCACCACGACAAGCACGCCCGCGCCACCACCCGCGAAAAGGCGCTCGACTACTATCTCGGTGATATGGACAAGTACGTTCCTCCCGAGGCGAACCGCTCCAAGGTCGTAAGCCGCGACGTTGCCGATACCATTGGCTGGATGCTCCCCGGCATCATGCGGGTGTTCACCGCATCTGACCGCATGGCTGTTGCCGAGCCCGACACAAAGTCGGACATGGAATATGCGGATCAGGTCACGGACGGCCTGAACTACGTGTTCTGGAAGGACAACAAGGGCTACGAGATCGTCTACAACGCCACGTGGGATTCGCTGTTGCAGGGCAATGGCATCGTCAAGACCTACTACGACGATACGCCGGTCTATGCGACATCCTTCCATGACGGGCTGACCGAGGATCAGCTTGCGCTGCTGCTCGAAGACGACAGCGTTGAAGTGCTGGCCTCCGACGAGGAAGATGCGACCATCGAAGACCCGGACACGGGTATGTCGGTCCCGATCACACTCTACTCGGTGAAGATCCGGCGCGTGAAGCTCGACGGCCAGTTCGTGGTCGACGTGATCCCGCCCGAGCAGTTCCTTATCGATGGCGATGCGATCACCACAGAGGAAGCGGCGTTTACCGACCATTGGCAGAAAAAGACCCGCTCCGACTTGGTAGCGATGGGCTATGCCAAGGATATCGTATGGGCTATCCCGCAGGCGTCACGCGTCGAT